TGCAAGAAGATTACGGTATGTAGCATCACTCGGAGGATTTTCAGCAGGGATAATCATACAGTCGTAAAACTTATCTATCCAGTCAATGTAGATGCTGTCTCTACTGTGTGGAGTACAAAGAGTAATCGACTCATCTTTATCTGCCATCAAAAGATTGTTAGCCTCTGAAGCAAAGTGTTCAAGCTTCTCTCTAAGGACTACCGATGAACTGTTTTGAGCAGACTCAATATCATCATAGACAACAATGGTTGCACGAAAACCAGCAATAGCATTACCGACACCAACTGCATAAACTGAAGGTGAATCAGATTCCATTGCACCCTGAACGTCAAACGAGTCAGCAGAAGTTCTCTCTAGGTTATGTCGAGGTGTCATGTGTTGTGTAACTGGAAGTAGCTTGATTAGCTTCTGCACAAATGCAGTATAGTTCTTTGCACGTTTACCAGTAGCAGACATAACCAAGATATGTTCATCAGGGTCATTAAGCAATCTCCATAGGACATATATCTGAGAGGTAAGCGACTTGGATAAGCCACGAAGACACATGAGCATACGGTGAGGATTGTTTTGGTCTGACACATATCTAGCAAGTTCTAACTGCGCTCTTGTTGGTGCTGGCAAACTCAGCCATGCAAAAACATAGCGGAAGAACTTTAGAAAGTCCTCATACAGTTCATCATCTTCAAAGTATTTGTCTTCTGATTGGTACTCACCCCATACGTCAGGAACATTCAGTAGTACATCGTAAGCTGGGATACTATACTTCACCGTTATCAGCCTTTCTCTTAGCACTGTGTCTCTTAGCATCTCTTTGAGCTTTCGCCTCTCTACGCTTCTCTACTGCAACGTCATCAACCTTCTTCTCTTTGTCTGAAGCTACATTGTTTTTTGTAAGATATGAAATTGCTTGACCTATAATAAAATCACTTGGAGGTTCATGGTCTTTGTTTCCAACTTCATCTACAGTATCTTTACCCTTCATCTTAACAATGATTGTCTCCAACGTAAGAGTATCCAACTCTTTTAATAACTCACTCTTCTTATTCATCCTACTCTCCTATTACTAAGTCCTCGTAGTTGCTCATCTTGGCTACCGATGTCATGTTGTTCAACGCATCTAACACCACTGGGTCAGTTACACCAGTTGCAACATTCAGCATACCGAACATTGGCATCTGTGTTACAGCTCTGTAAAGAACCTCTTCATCTGATACCTCTTGACCAGTAACAGCATAGCGAACTTTTAATGAAATGTAAGTACCAATGAACATTGCCATGAAGTTTTTACCAGCTTCAAAGTCACCAGTAACCATGTCTCTGATACCATGATTAGAGAAAGCTTCAGCAGGGAATGTCAATAGATATGACAACGACTTACCCCATAGACTGTTGTGCATGTATAGACCAGTACCGCCAAGAGAAGTTTCTTGTGATAGGTTTTGATTCATACGGTACATAATATTAGTGAACTCTTCTTGTGCCGACTTAGACCACTTATCATAGTTGAGTGCTAACAGCTCACCATTCTCATCAGGTGTCAAATGCTTCTTCAGTTCCTTCATGTTGTCAGGAGTAATACCATACTGCTTCATTCTTGTTCGGCTAATCTTACCTTTGCCATGAACGAAGTCTGATAATCTCTGTGCGTTAACTGCTGATGATGCGTTCTGTAGCCAATCAGAGAAAGCCAATAGGCCGTACAATCTACTTGATGCTTCCTTACCTTGCTTTATAACGTCACCCATCTCGCCAAACGCTGAACCCATATCCTCAACCGTATTACCAATGTCATCTATACCACGAACATTAACCTCATGTCTTAGTGATGCAGTACCTTGACCAGTAGCCTTTTGAATCTCAGTTACTAAGTGACCCTTTGGATTCTTTCCAATGTGCATCTTCTTTGCAATATCATTTAGTGCATATAGCAAACCGTTCTTGTAGCTGACAACCTTTGCAAGCTCTGTAATCATTGACACTGTTACGAGTGGAAGCTTAGCTGTAAATGCGATACCAGTCATTGACTCAAATATCTTACGCTCAGTATCACCCATAACCAACATCTCTTCACCAGCAAGTGAATCAACAACCTTATTCATAGCAGAGCGAAGTTGAAGGTCATCAATTTTTAATGTAGCATCTCTTGCTTGCTTAACAGATTTGTAACCCTTCTTGGCTAAAGCGATTTGACCACCCATCTCATTTGCGTATCTGCTTATGATTGACTTTGAATCTCTATCTATTATATGGCCAAGTGTTATCTCTACTTCTTTGCCATCGATGATTGATTTGAATGGCTTGAACGCATTGTAGTCCATACCAATTTTCCATAACGCTCTACCAACCTTATCTTCGTTTGAATCAAAAAGTTTTCTCATCTCATCAGACAGTTCCATTCCTTGTTCTTCCATCTGCTGTTCAAGTCTAGCAAGTGAAGCATCGTTCATTCTACGCTTACCTAAGTGCTCACCCTCTGAGTGTTTGATAAGACCGTCAGCTTTAGCCATAGCCTCTTCTAGTGAAGTTCCTTTAAACTCAGGCTTCTTCATCTTCTTTTCTACAGTACCACCAGCTTTAATTACTTGTATTTGTTCATCAAATAGTCTAAACTTCTCTGCTCTGCTTTTATTTATTGATGCTTCCATCATTTGAGCATAAGCTGTCTGTAGTGCTTTGCGATTCTCTGTAGCGTTAGAGCCAGTAAGAAGTTGTCTGATATGACCAGTACGGTGATAGCGTGGAATGTAGTCATCAGTAAGTTTGATACCTTTTTCTCCATAACCTAAGACACCTTCTTCACCAGCCATCTCACCAATCTTTTTAATCTGTAACTTCATCTCTTCTGCTACCTTAGCAACAGATTGACTAACTGCACCAGTACCAACACCATCGATAGCATCAGTTACTAAAGCTCTGAATGTACCAAGCTCTGTGTTGGTTTGTACGAAGTTTAGCAATGGCTTAGCTGTTGAACCAATCTCTTGTTGCCACTCTTTAAACGCTGTCTGTTCTATACGAGCTACTTCAGCTTCAGCTATACGTCCAATTCTACGCTTCTCAATCTCAGCGCTCTTAGGTCTGCCATCTGCATAGTTAACCAAGAACTCATCAGCCATCTTCTTAGCCTGTCCACCAGCCTTAGAGAACTGTGCATAAGTCTCAGTGATTTGAGTTCTAACAATCATCGATTGCTTTTCCATCCATCCCCAAGCTTTGTTCTTCTGAAGAATATCTGCACCATCCTGAACACCAACAGCATTACGATAACCTGAGTGAACCATCTTCATAACAGAACCGTTACGTTGATAACTTGTCAATGCTTTGTGACCGATGAACAGTGATGCTCCAAGTGCAAGTAAAGTGTATCCAATGTTACCACTGCTTATTCCTTCACCTTCAGTCGCCTGAGCAGATGTTGCACCTATAAGACCAAGTGCCATAACTGCTGGAATCTTACGACCAAAACCTTTTCCTTTGCTATTCACAAACTGGTATGTCTTTCCATCCTTATTTGGCTTAATCTTGTAGTTTAGTATTTGGTCTAGTGTATGACCAGCATCGCCTGACTCTTTACGCACAACATCAATCATTGCTTGAATCTCTTGTGTCTGTCTTGCTGATGCAAACGTACCATCAAACTCTGCATCTTTGATAATCTGCTTCAGGTCATCCATCATGTTTGTGAGAGTAACTGACATGTTCTTATTAAGGTGACTAATACCAGTAATTAAGTCTGCTTCCTCTACTGGCTTGATAATGATTGAGTCTTCTTCTTCAAGCCTCTTGGTTACTTCAAATGGTTCATCTCTCTTGACAACAAACACTTCATCGGTGTCATCAATCATCTTCTGTACTTTTGGATTCTTAGCAGACCATTTGAAAACACTGTCAACCGTAGATGATACAGTAGGCATATCTTGTTTAGCAGTTGGTTTGGTTCTGCTCCATTTGTATTGTTGTTCAGGGTCAATCTTTAGGAATGAGTTCTTTGCATTAGCTTGGTCAAGTATCTTCTTCTGTCTAGCACCTAAGCCAGCAGATATGAGACTAAACCCTGCCACACCAATGATTGCATCGGATAGAGTATAGTTCTCGTCTGTGAGGTTTCTAGCTACTTCATACGAAGCTTGTAGAGTTACTGGCATCATCATAGCTTTTGCAAGAGACTCAGCCTTCTTAGCTTTAGCCAATGGTATGAACACATCGTAGTCAATCATCATGCCTGAAGCGTTACCTACAAACTGTTGAGTAGCTGTAAGGTGCTTCATCATATCTTCTTCCATAGCCATATCAAGGAATACACCTTCAGATATATTTGCTAAGTGTTCATGCGATTCAGCTTTGGATAATCTGTTGTGATATTTGTCAGGGATACTTGCATCAGACATATACTCATTCTGTTCTTTAATACCCCAACGCTTTGTAAACTCAGGGTCTTTCTCACCGAACAAGTTTGCTTCGTATGCAAGGTAATCATACATGCCTGAAGTTCCATGTTCTTGACGGAAAGCGTAACCAAATGATACTGCCTTCTCTCCCCAAGTTGAGTTCTCAGCATCTTCATTACGTTGACGAGTTGCTTCGATTGCTGATACTGTATCACCAGCAGTTTTTACATTTGTTTGCAAGGCTGGGAATTGCTCAACCCCTGCGTTAGGTTTGATGTCGTTCAAATCCATATTAGTCCTTTGCTAGTTTCTCAAACCTGTTAGTCCAACCTTTGCCATGAACATTCCAAGTATTGAAAGTCTTGTACTTTTTGAGTAGTGCATCTTTGAATTGTACCTTAGTAAACTTAGCGTTCTTCATAGCCTTCTCAGTTTTCTTTCCAACAATACCATCAGCCTTAACTCCAAGTAGCGTCTGCATTACCTTTATAGCATGTCGTTCACTGTTGACAACACCATTGTATACTATCTCTTGAAGCTCAGATGGAAGTGCATTTAGCTTTGGCTTATCGTAGAATCTCTTCATTAGAATATCTTCTGCCTTATCTTTCGTTAGAGCCTTCATATCTTTAGCAGTAACCTTTCTTCCAAGTTCCTTTGCAAGCACTGGTGCTGACACTCCATGATTTGTTCCTACGAACTCACCTTTCACATTCTTATCGTTGTAGTTACCTCTATCTTCAACGTCAGTAGAGTATCCGCCTTCTGCAAGCTTTACACTATTCATAAGGAATCTTCTCATCTTATTGCTATCAGTTGCTTTTAGACCAAGCTCTTTCATGCCAATAAAGTTTTCAGGCATTTGGTTTATTCTACCTACTGCACTTTTGATGTCGTCATCAAGACCCATCTCTTTTACGAACTCATCAGATATATCACCTACACTTGGAATCTCATCGAGCATACCAGCGAAGTCATCTTCAGTAGTAGTCATACCCATATCTCTCACGAACTCATTTGCAAGTTCATGTTGGCTAGGGATTGAATCCAATAGAGCATCGTCTTCTTCGGCAGTATAAGCCTTTGCATAAAGCTCATCAACTCCACCGTTCATATACTCTTCACCTACAACAGAGAACAGTTCTGCAATGTCATCATCTTTAACGTCTTTGAATCTTGTTACAAACTCTTCACGCTCTATTGGCTCACTATTACCAGTAAGAATCTCACGCATTGGATTTCCCTCTGACATTGAAGACCATTGCTGATATGGTGAAGCGTTAAGAGATACCATGTTCTCCATATTGTCGAATCTCTGTAGTTGCATAGCATCTTGTTTGTTTTGAATGTCAGGCATATTGTCTCCTTATAGTGCCGAGAATACTCTGAGTAATCTGCCAAAGTTTTTCATCTTATCAGCTTTCTCTTTTCGTTCAGCTTGGAACTCAGGGGCATTTGTAGATGATTCAAGCATAAGCTCGTTTCCGTTGAATGTACCAAGGTCAATATATCCACCTTCTGTCTTAGCTCTAACTATCCATGCAGGTTCGTTTCCACCTTTACCCATCTTGAATACACTGTCAACTTTAAGGTCATTGAACCCAACTCTAGTAGCACCTTCTTTCGTATTGTGCTTAAACATAATAGCTTGGATACCATCTGAGTAATCAACAGCAGTAAGTTGTCCACCACCTTGATAGTTAAGTTTAACAGCTTGGTAGTTAAATCCTGAACTGTCAAATGGATTCCAGCTTCTAGCTATACTTCCCAAGTCACCAAGTTCACCCTTTACTGTAACCAATGAGTCTTTCATAAATGCTTCTCTACCAGCCTGAGTATCATCTACTTGGTCTCCTTGTAGGTTAAACATATTCTGAACAGTAGCCAATGTTGATGAACTCATCTGAGTGTTTACCCAATTAGCACTTACATTATCTACAGCATCAGACCACATTACTTTACCACTACCTTCAAGCTTTCTATTCTTGATAGTCTTATGGTTTTTAATCTTAGCGTTAAGTGCATTTACGAACTCTACCTCATCAGCACCTTCCTTTAATTCAAACTGAGCAATCTCACTCTGTAGGATACCTTTTATAGACATGTCCTTTAGAGCCTGATTAGAGGTGTTCCTAGTTAATGCAATGTCTTGTATTGCTACAGAAGTTTTAACGTCTTGTAGGCTAGTAAACACATCGTCACCAGTATATCTATCCTCATACTTCTTTAGAGCAGGTGACATGATTCCAGTGTTAGCCTGAAGATTATAAAGTTGTCTTGCTGACTCTGCTCTTTGGTCATCTGACATATTGGCATTGACAAGCACTTGCTCAAACTCAACCATCTTCTGCTTGGCTACATTCTGTTTGAAGTCCTTGCCAATAACTCTGATTCCATTCTGTGTTTTGTATGGAGTGTCACTATTAAACTGTTGGAATGTTGTAGCTGTATCCTCTCTCGATAGAACAGCTTGCTCAATAGTAAACGTATCATTGTAAAGGCTTGCAAGAGTAACCATTGCTTTATCGTGAGATTCGTAATCAGATGCAGAAGGAGATTCTAATTTCATAAACTGTACGTTTAACGTCTCAATCTCTTCAGCTATACCAATCGATGCAAGCTTACCACTCTTTGCGGTAGCGGTAGTGTTCTCAATGTGAGACTTGTACATACCTTTGTTTGGATCGTAACCTTTTCCTTGACCCTTGTTCATAGCAATCTCAAATGTATTAAGTGCAGACAGTACAAGGTTCTCATCGAAGTTAGCGAATGAATCCATAGCACTTACTTGACCGAACTTATCAGACTTGATTCCATCGATTCCTTGTTCAGCGTATAACTTCTTTGCAAGTTCAGGATTCTTTAGATACCAGTTCTTAAATGCTACTACTTGTGAATTTGTTACAGCGTTCTGAGCTTTCTGTTTATCGATACCAGCATTAATAAAGTTATCACGTTGGTTGACAAGATTCTGTGTAGGCATAGTCAAGCCACCAACATCTAATGCTACAGCAGTATTAGATATGATTGTCTTTCTGTCAATATTATCCTGACGTAAATCCCACTTACCATACTGAGCAGTTAAAGCTCTCTCAGCCTGATTAGTGAATGACTCATCGTATCTTTTACCACCTCTGCCACCAAGGTCTTTACGATTGGATTCTAAGTATGCTTCAGCCTTTTGTTTAAGTTGTGTAGACGTTACGTTCTCATCTTGTGCTTCAACGTCTAATTGACCCATGAATAGATTGAAGTCGTTACTATCATCCTGAGCAATACTATCAGCCATATTGTCTGTGATGTTGTTACCAACTTGTTCAAGCTTAGCACCGACTCCTGCAAGCCCAGCTATCGTATCTGATAGGTCTATAACTCTTCGCTGTCTTGCTGTTACTCTTTCGGTTTGAACCAATGGTTGAGTACCATCTCGTACTTGACGTTCCATTTAAATACCACCTTGTCTTGACATCATGCTTGCAGTATTGGATAATTCGTTAAGACCAGTAACGATACCTTCAGCTATAGCTTCTTTTTCTGTAATCATCTGTGACCTTATAGACTTAATATCTTCTAGTGATTGGTCTTGCACAGCCAATGCCCTCTTGGTTATAGCGATTCTATCTTGTTTAGCCCTACGCTTTAGACTTGCTTCGTCTTTAGATGTAGTCTGAGTAATAGATGCTTTGGCTTCCTTCTTGCTAGACCCACCAAGATTAGTTTCTGCCTGAGTGATAGCTAGTCTACCTTGTGCCATTCTAGCGTTGTTGGCACTGTCTGATAGCATCTCACTAAGATTCTCATTGATGATTTCTATATTCTGTCTAGCATCTTTCATCTGACCAATATTGGCAATACCGATAGACTCCATAGCCCGTACAGATTCTTCACCTCTTTCCTCTATGGCCTTACCTTTAGCTACACCAACCATTAGTGATGTCAAGCTACTACTAGCGGTGCTACCAATGGCTACACCACGTTGAACATTTAAAAGGTCTTGTTCTTCCTTAGTTAGTTCAGCCATTGGATACTCCTTTTTATGTATTGTACCTAAAATTAACCAATTAGTAGATGTCTTGATGTAAGCATAAATGCACAGTTGGTTAAGTTGATTTCGATGTCAACATCTGCATAGACTTTAACTTTATATACATCACCAGCGTTAAGGCTAATTGGTGCTGTAAATGAAACACCATCTGTAGTTGCATCTCTAGGAATATTCTTTGGATACGCTCCCTCGATTTTATCTTGGGTAATGTTGTAAACCTCGAAGAACAAAGTTCTAGTTGAAGTGAGCGAAGGGAATGTAGCAACCGCAGTAAAGTCAATCACATAACTTCCACCAAGTGAGCCAGCCAATGTTCCAGCTAAAGCATCTCCAGAAAGAATGATGTCTTCAATCTCTGTGAAGTCTGCTACATCTTGCTTTATTCCAGCAAGTAAAGTATAGATTGGTGAGTTTTGACCTCTTAGGTATCCATGAGATGTTGGAAACGTAATAAGGTTATCAATCTTAATGAAATATTCGCCAACTGTATCACTGACAGTTTGAACAGTACCAAGAGTTGATGCAATATCAGGTTGTGTTTGAGTTACCTCACCAGCATCAGTAGCGCTAAGGAATAGTGTTCCGCCAAGAACCAGTAGTGATGTGTCTATATCGTGAACATGACCTTGCCAGTTAATAAATGATTCACCGTCAATAGGAACTTCTGCAACGGTAAATCCAATAACGAATGACGTAAGAAGGTTATCAGCCTTAGCTAATACTGCTTTAATCTCACCACTTGTTACATCTATACCACCATTACGAATAGCTTTACCTGCTGGAATTGCTACACCAGTTTTATTCACAACTCTGATTGGAACATCTATGCCAACATGGAATACAACATCAGGAACATCTGTGTAGTAAGCAAGTGTCATGTGTTCATCATCAAACCACATTAAGCCTTTTACATACGCTGGATTAATAGCTTTTGGGTCTAGCTTTAAAGTCTCACCTACAAGTTTAGTATTGCTCAAAGCCCAAGCAGTCCAGTCTGTACCATCTCCAAGTGTTGAAGTTCTAAAATACATATCACCATCTACTGTAGATATAAAGCTTTGCTCTACTCTTGCTGTAGTTGAGTAATTTATTACTGACATTCTACCAGCTTCAGCAACAGTATCAACAGTAACAGTACAGTCGTATAATCCCTTCTCTAATTTGAAGTCAACCGTATCTGTACCTGACACTGTAACTATTTCTAATGATGCATCAAGAGTGTTGACTGCGTTTGCCAAGTTAGTCATGTCATCATTGATGCCCTCCCTTACTGATAGAGCTGTCTGACCATGAACTATTGTATTAACTGTTACCATTTCTTATCCTTATACTATTGCTGTAATTATACCGTTAGTTACAGTTACGGTCTTTCCATCTACTGTTGTGAAGCTACCACTAACGCCAGTTTCTTTTTCGTGATACAACCCATCACCTATGTCTTTAGCAAGCAATGATTTAGCATTAGGTACTGCAAGTCTATTTGGGGCTTGAACATCTCCGTCATCTTTAACAACGAATCCGTCTGCTGGTGTTCCAACAGTTCCTATACCTACAGAGAACATTGATGTTATATCTTCTATGTTGTATAGACCAATAGCTACAGATGCTCGTCTTAAAGCCTTAGTCCCTTCACCTATAACAAATGACAATACCCCTTTTGCTCTACCAACAAGAGATAGATTTATACCATGTTCACCATCTTCTCCAAATGGAATATTGCCAACATTATGTTCAATAGAATATGCATCAGTGTATGCAGGGTCTATATCAACAGTGTCTATATTGTATGTTGTCAGTTTGTCTGTAGGCATATTTGTTTGAACAAACTTACCTTGTGTTACAGTTAGGTTTGCGTATATAGTGGACATATCTTTACCAGCAAGATTTTCTTTTACAAGTGTAGCCACTCCTGAATCATCAAATGTTACTTCAATAGACTTAGCATTAGATTGTAGTGCTATTGCATAGAATTTATCGTTTGACAAATCTTGTGTAACCATAAAGTGATCGGTTAGTATTGGAGTTCCAGTAAGGTCAAGTGACACAATAGTTTCTAGCGTACCGTTGTATCTATACCAATTACCTCTGAAACCAAACACAAATCCTCCATCTGTTGTCGGAGATGCTTTAATTATATCTAATGCTGGGTCTGGTCTAACGATAGTGGTAGATGCCAATACCGTACCATCCAATGCAAGAACTTCAAATAATCCATTTTGTGATGCTCCTGAAGCGTTAAATGCACAATGTAAAATAACTTCTTTTCCAGTTACTAAAAAGTTTGCATACGTTATTGATGCATCAGTTGTCACTAATCTATTCCCTATGATGGTGTGTAGTGTTACCGCTGTATCATAGTCTTTTATGTAGAGAGTAGGAGTTAATGTGCTTTCAGCTAACCTCATTACCGAATGACCAAACTTAGGCTCTACTGAATATCTATACAAAGACACATCTGTTATTGTATAATCAGTTGCAACTCCAAATTTAACTTTAGCACTTCTTGTATTCTGCGAAGCACCTTGACCTGATATTGCAATAGTTCCATCTTCCAAGGCTAACATAGACCCAAGACTTTGGTTGTAAGTAGTAAAAATACCATCGGCTGATTGGTATGAACCCTCTGTTGTTATGTCGAGAGTTGGAGTTCCTACTATTTTTTTAATAGACTGATTGTGAATTAGCAAGTCAGTTGAATCCTGAAGATTTGTTACACCAGCATTATTAGTATCTGCATAGTCAATCTCAGATGCAATAGGAGTAACGCCAGTTCCACCTGAACCAGCTCCTTCACCATTGTAAGAACCCTTAGCTCTAATAATGTAGTTGGTTGTTCCATAAGTAGGATGAGCTTCATCTCCACCTTCAGATGTTGTTGTTAAATCTTGAACAGCATCAGGAGCTATTGAATTGCTATCATCTGTTGAACCATCGTTTACTTTAATACCAGCATACACCTCGTGAGTGTGAGCCTTGTTCTGACTTGGAGTTACAACATCTAAGCTTACAACACCATGAGAATCCAATCCTCTTGCTGGTATAACTGAACCTGCTTGGTCTTTACCACGAACAAATAAACCTCGTCTGTCAGGAACTACAACAAGCAAATCTAGTTCAGGCTGAGTTACTACAGAACCTACAAATGATGGGTCATACCAACCGTTAGGGTCATCAGGATAATTAATATCCCAATCAACAGGCTTCAATGTCATCACATAAGTAGGGTCAACTAATACTTGATATAGTTCATCATAGGCAAGTGAAGGAGTAGGACTAAACACAGAGTATGATTCACCGTCACACCATAACCAACCAGTTGGCTTTCTGTCTGAGTGCCATTCCATAATTAGACCAGCTGGGAAGTTGACAGCATCTACAATACCTTGTGCCTCAACTGCTGAAGCCTCTGCCTTCTTAGAGTAGTGTAAAGATGAGAAGTCGGTTGGATTACCAGTGATTGCTACATCTTCAGGGGTTACAGCATACTCTTTAGATAGAAGCACTTGGTCAATATTTGTAGAGATAACCAAAAGTTCTGTCATGTTTGTTGACACTATTGTTACCTGAGATATGTTCTCAGATACAGTTATTACATCTTGAACACTGTCAGCTACAATCACTATCTCATTAGCAATAGCAGATACGATTGCAATATCAGTAGGTGCAGAAACAAGGTCTGATGGGTCATCTCCAACTCTTATCTCAATAGCCTTTCCTGATGGAGTAGTTGGGAATACTATATTGTCATTTATAAGCTCATATTCACTTTCATTTGCAATGCGATAAACATCATCGTCACCCTTAATCCAAACAGCTACATGGCTCTTTGATGCTATTGGTTTGGTGGATAGAAAGAATCTAATGTCAGTTACTTCCAAGTCATAAAATGTTGATTGTGTAGCCATAGCTAACTCCTATTTAATATTTCTACTTCTTGAAGATACTGAACCTTCATAAGAAATTGTCTCAATCTGAAACCCTTTGTTCAAATCATTTTCTAATTGTATCTTAACTTGGCTTGCTTTTCCAGTAGACAAGACTCTCTCATTAACAACTCTATCAGACTGAATTAGTCTAAGCTTGTTTGATGAGTAGTTTAAAATCAGCATGTTAACACTACTGTCATCTGTTGCTTCCACTTGAACATTCTTGAATAACAAGTTTGCTCTTGTGTTAAGTTCACCGCTTGGATTGTAGACCCATGTGCTAAGAATCACTGTACTTTGGAATGGCACATTGTTTGTATCCAAGTATTCAACATCATCGATATTGTATGGCTTCAAATCCATGTACACATACTCAGGTATAGCAATAGTTGTTCCATCATCCCAAAATGCTTCATCTCTCCACACTTCATTATCATTCCACAAAGCATCAGTAATACACCAATCAATAGCAGATACTTCACCGAATGATTGAGTGAACATATATAGCTTATCTCCAACACCAAACATAGAGTTGATGTCTGCTGAGAACCCCCAAATATGCCAAGCTGATTGCAATCTATCCTGACCGTTGAATAGGTAGTTATAAACTGCTATCTCCCTATTGTTGGTTTTTGACTTTATGAACAGTTGGTTATTCATAACATTTGCTTCCATGTAATCAATATCATGAGGCAAGAAGTTCGGTAAGTGAGATGTCACATTTGTTGCCAGAACCTTTGAGTCAGATGTGAAGTGATGAAAGTATTCCATCAATGCTGATGCATCATTATTTCTAACTATAAAATAGATTCTATTATCAACAAGTATTGGTCTGACTTCAGTGTTAAGCTCATACGATGTAGCCAACTTAGCTGATACTGTATCTGCTGTCAACGCACCACTGTATTCAAATCTAAACTGCTGAGTGTCTGAGAACAACATTACAAAGTTATCCAATGGTACTGCATACTTAATATCAACATACTTCTTAGTATCGATACTTACGTCTATTCTCTCACTCTCAATTCTGCTCTGAACTGTAGGTCTAAAGAAATTGAATAAGTCATCAACACCTGATAGGGTTACATTGTTTCGTGATACAAAACCAAGTCTATTCTTGAACAAGAACATGTCATTGATTGAATGTCCTACGAATGAAGGCATTGCATTGCTGTTATCATCACCAACATGTCTATCCGAATAGCCAACCTTATCTACAACGAACTTGCCAGTAGCATCTCTCTGAATGATTATAGGCATAGTGTTCTTCATTAGAGCATCAGATTCTTCAGGCTTACTTGTTTCAACCCAAGAGTTACCATCATAGTAAACCCAGTAGTCATCACCTTCTTCACGCTTGTTTCCGACAATCCTAACAACCGAATCAACATGACCAAACTTTAAAGGCAAATCAACGAGTGCTGTAATGTCCTTATTGAAAGCAAACCCAGCATGATTACCAAACGTATCAACATATTCTGTGGCTGGATTTACTTGAACAGTAGGTTGAGATGTCTTAAACTTTCTTATGAAAATCTTAATAACATTTGTCTCTGTTCCAACAGTCTGACCTGACGTTCCATTAAGTATATTTGTAGCGCCAGTTACAATCTCGCTTGTAGGAGATGCAGTGTTAATAGCCAATGCAAGTTTGGTAGCTGTATCAACAGTTGAACCTGCTGTGCTTGTACTACCAGTAGCAGACCAAGTTTCACCATCGATAGTAACAGAGTGAGTATATGGATTAGTGTAGTCATAATCCTCTATAACAACGTATGCTGTGTATTCCCACTCATAAGCAGTGAACGATGGTATCTCATTACTATCAGATGGGAGACCCTGAGTAATAAAGTTTGAGAATGTTTCAGTTGGGTCATTGTGAATGAAGCCAACATCTGAAGTCCATGTGATAGCAAGATTGGTTATAGCTATTGCAGTAGGTGTTCCATCCACTTCTTTTGCTCTCTGAATATAGATGCTTTCACCACGTTGTTCAACATTATAAATCTCTGAATCAAGACCATTTTGTATTGCTCTGTATAGACCATTAACCCAATCATATATTGTGTCAACCGTTGTTGCGCTAAAATAGAACCACCCACCGCTAACTGCAACGTTTGTCTTATACGCTATATCTGTTCCATCTATAGTAAGTGTTGTTACAGCTCCTTCTTTTATCGTATAAACACCTACTCCTTTTGTTGAGTGAGGTGCAAGGCCATCAACCAAACAGTTATCAGACGTTACGGCAAAACATGGAATTAAATCGATACCAGTCCAAGTAGATTGAGATGTTGATAGAACCTTATCTACAACTACATCAGCATTAGACATTATCGTAGTATCACCGATAGTAAGTGCTGAATATCTACTCTTGTTCGAGAATGGTTTTAGATACTCATCTGCATTGTCATTTATTTGAACCGTCATTAATCTACCAGTAGCAAGGTTTGTAACTTGGATACCATTTGTATTGTCGAAGCTAATGCTGTATGACTCTTGAACTGCACCAGTAAGACCTGATTGATATGAGTGTACAAATGCATCAGCCTGAACTTCAGCATCACTGATAGATACGGTTGGATTACGTCTCTTAGTACCCTGACCTACAGTAGGTACACAGTTATACATATAGTCAACTTGATTATCGAAACGTCTTGCAGGAACTTGCTCAGACATTCCACCGTATAGGTTTGGTATTAGCTTGTTTATTAATGATGACTTAGCCATTAGTAATTCCATCTTGCTGATGTGAACAGAAGTGAATCTGTGTTGTCTGTAAGCATGTTATGTTGACCAGTAAGGTCTTCACTCTCAGCCATTACAATCTTAGCCATGTTCTCCTCTTCCGCCAACTTCATGTCAACCGTAGTGTCACCAATGATTGTCATCTGAAACTCTCTCGTTGCCTTGGCTGTGATGTACCTAGCTATTGGATGAGTCAAGTCGTTGAAGTCAAGCTCCCATATAACACGACATGGAATAATCTTACCAATAGAGTATGTCTTGTTAACCTTGTCATACATTCTCCAGTCTCTCATCATGTACTGACGGTCATAAGAAGATACGTCCAATACGTTTTGAGGAATACCGATAGCACCAGTTTGGTCAGGTGAAAATTCCCAGTTGTCATCAGTATTTATATCCCATCCTTCAGACAGTACGTTACGCTTATTTCGCTCAAGTATTTCTAGTGCTAATTCGCCTTGTAGATGTTCTGCTAACTCTAAGTCAGTGGCAACATTATCTTCGTTGATTGAGTTAAGCATCTTGTTAACGGCTTGTAGTAGTCTCTTCATTTTAAGCCTTTGATAGTAGATTCAAGAAGACCCCCAGTTAAGGGAGTCAAGTTCAAGCTACCTAGACGATAGCTTCAAGTACACGACCACACAACTCAGGACGAAGGACGTTCGCACCGTAAGCATACTTAGCCGTCATCAGCGTAGCACCAAGGCGATCAGTCTCAGTATCGTTATCAGTAACAAGACCGATTAGAGATACCATACCGATTGCATCCATGCCCATAACCAATGCACCAAGTTTGTCGTTTCCAACAAGACCATCAATCGCTGTATCAGCAGGGAAAGTTTGACCAAGTGAAGTCCAACCAGTTACAGCTTTAGCAGATGCGCCAGCAATAGAGTTAGTCTCAACAATCTCGATACCACCAACGATTCCAATACGACCAGTATCAATACCACCGTTTCCACTTGTAACATCAGAGTTTACAAGAATCTCAGAAAGTACAAGTGAATCATACTTCTGTGGGTCAACAAACGCTGTAATCTTACCATTGTAATCGTTTCCACGAATAGAAGCACGAAGCTCGTACAATGCATACATGAGGTCAGTACCCTTCTCTTTCGGTGTACCAGTAAGACGAATCTTAGTAGAAGCCGTATACCCAGTTGACGGTAGGTTTAAAGAAGCATCATTAGTGACACCATTGTAACCATTATCACAACCAACATTGACGAGAGCCATAAGGTTAACATCAAGCTGGATAGCAAGGTCTTCACCCATGTAGTTAGTCACAAGTCCACGAGTGTTGTAGTGAGCCATTTCTTCTTGCCAGTTGTCAAGACGTTTAGCAGAAT